GGCACTCGGCCGCGGTCGCGCCGGACGTACGCCCCACGCCACTCTGGGACGCCTTCACCGCGGCCGTGTGGCCGGACCCGGAGCTGCGCGCGTGGGCACTGCGGGTGCTGTCCATCGCGCTGACCGGGTACAGCGATAAGGCACTGCCGATCCTGGTGGGCGAACGCGACCGGGGCAAGACGCAGGTGATCGCGCTGCTGATGTCCGTGCTCGGCACCTACGCCCACGCGGCGGACCCGCGGCTGCTCGGCAGCGAGGTGGCCAAGACACACGCGTCGATCGTCTACGCATTGATGGGTCGCCGGTTGTCGTTCATCGATGAAGGGCCGCGGGAGGGGCGGATAGCCGAGGAACGGCTCAAGCAACTGACCGGCGGGGGTGAGCTGACCGCCAATGCCATGAACAAGGACCCGGTCACCTGGGCGCCCACGCACACGCTCGTACTGACCGCCAACGATGAACCGGTACTGACCGATCCGGCCGTGCGTGCCCGGGTGCGGCTGATCCCGTGCGAGGGAGATCCGGAGCGGGTGATCGCCACCCGGACCGCCATCGGGCACCCGAGCGAGCGCGCGTGGCGGATCGAGGCGCCCGGCGTGCTGGCCGCAATGATGCGCGAGGCCGGAATGTGGCTGGCCGAGCCGAGCAGCGCGCTCACCTCAGCGGCGCCGGAGGCGTACCGGTACCGCGCGGAGGAGATCGCCGCTGAGCAGGACCCGATCGCCCAATGGCTGGACGACGCGACCGAGCCGGACGCGTCCGGTGAGCGTAGCCGCGCGCTATATGAGGCTTTTGTGGTGTGGGCGCGCAACGGCGCGTTGGCGCCGGGCCGGTTGCCCAGCGAGACGCGGTGGGGCCGCGAGCTGACCCGCAGAGGCTATCCGGCGGTGCACACCCGGACGGGAAAGCGCCGCGCGTTGCGGTTGCGTCAGCACGGCTGGCCGGGCTCAGTGGGCCCGATCGTCCCGGCAGTTGTTACCGGCGAGTTGCCTTGTGACGGGTTGGCGCCCTCTGGTGACGGGTTAGTGACGGGTTCGCCGGTAAACCCGTCACGGGTAGAACCGCAGGCAGAACCCGTCACCACAGATTCTGTGACGGGTGTGACGGGTTCTATCCCTTTTAGCTCTCACGCGCACGCACACACACGCACGCACGCACATGAGGCCCGACCCCAAAACGGCTCACACCCGTCACACCAGTCACGACCCGTCACGCTGCCCGCCGGGGAGGCGAAAGAGGCCGCGCGGGCGCGAGCGATCTTGGAGGCTGCCGGCGCCGCGGTCCCGCTGCCCGCGGTGGTGGATCGGACCGGGGCCGCGGTGGCGGTGACGCTCCCGGTGGCAGGTGCCGAGCTGGCTGCCGTAATCGAGCGGGCCGGCGGCGCGCTCACGGTGGACGTGGAGACCAGCGGGTACCCGGTGGGGCACGCCGATCATGAGTTGCGCACCGTCCAGCTCGGTGACGCGCAACGCGCGGTGGTCTTCGCCGCGACCGACCCGGCGCAAGCTGACATGGCGCGCATCGCGCTCGCTGCGGCACCGCGTTTGCACGCGCACAGCGCCACGGCCGATCTTGTGCCGCTCGCCGCGGCAGGGCTGCTGGACGAGAGCGCGTGGGACCGGATGCACGACACGGTGATCCCGGCCAAGCTCGCCGATCCGGGCTCGACCGGCAGCGATCCCGGGCTCAAACAGCTCGCTCCCGCTGTTCTGCGTGCAAACGCGGTGACACCCACGGCCGATGCCGCCCGAGCTGCGCTGTTCAAAGCGGCTCGGTGGCTGACCGATATCGGGCCGACCACGCCGCGGGAACGGTCCGGGTGGGCGCAGGTGGATCCGGCCTGTACCACGATGGTCCGCTACGCCGCCGCGGACGTGCTCGACACTGCCGCGCTCGCGGTACGCCTGCCCACCCTGCCGGCCGAGGTGATCGAGCGGGAGCGCGCCGTACAGCGCATCACCGCACGGGTCACCCACCGGGGTCTGCGCATCGACGGTGAGCAGGTCGATCATCTACGCGAAACGCACGGCGCCGCGCTCGCGATCGCGGACGAGCGGGTCACCGCATTCGGCATCGACAACGCTGGCAGCGACCGGCAGGTGGCCGCCGCGCTCATCGCCCGTGGGGTTGTCCTGCCGTACACCAAGCCGAGCGCCAGGCACCCCAACGGACAGCCCAGCGTGGCCGCTGGCGTCCTGGACGCGCTCCGGGGTACCTCAGGTGAGGCCGGGGCGCTGGTGGACGCTGTGCTCGAATACAGGCACCACGAGACGGTGCTCTCGACCTTCCTGGAGCCGTACCGCCAGCTTGTCATCCGGGGTGACGGCCGAGCGCGCCCGACCATCTACACGCTGGGCACCGATACCGGCCGGATGTCCTGCGTACGGCCCAATCTCCAGCAGCTCCCGCGTCAGGGTGGGGTCCGGGCGTGCATCACCGCGGATCCGGGGCAACTGTTGATCTCGGCCGATTTCAGCAGCATGGAGCTGCGGGTGGCTGCCGCGCTGTCCGGGGATGCCGAGCTGGCCCGGATGATCGCTGAGGGAGTCGATCTACATGGTGTGATCGCCCGTGAGGTGTGGGGACCGGGATGGACCAAGGCCGATCGGTACGCCGTCAAGCGGCTGGTCTTTGGCCGGCTGTACGGCGGAGGGGTGCCCGCGTGTGCCCGGGGCGCCGGGGTCAGCGAATCGGTTGCGGCGAGCGCCGTGGACGTGCTCGACGCGGTGACGCCCGGCCTTACCGCGTGGTCCCGGGGGCTGCGTGACGCGGTTAAACGCGGAGCCACGCAGTTCCCGACGGCCGGCGGGCGCGTGATCTGGCTGACCCGCGACTACCCGCACAAGGCACCGAACTATGCGATCCAGGGAACGGCCCGGGAGCTGCTCGTGGACGCGCTGCTGCGCTGGAGCACCACGCCGTGGGGTGGAGGTGTGGTGCTCCCGGTGCATGACGAGATCCTGGCCGCGGTGCCGGCTGCTCAGGCCGGGCAGGCTACGCGGGCGCTGGTGGAGTGCATGACCAGCGAGTTGTACGGGGTGCCCATCGCGGCCGAGCCGAGCGCGCCCGCCTACGCCTGGCAGGATGCGGTATGAGCAAGGGGTGGGAGGGGGGCTCCACCAGGCGGTGGCGGAAGCTGCGCCGGTTCGTGCTCTCCCGCGCCGGGTACCGCTGCCAGCTCCAGCTACCCGGCGTGTGCATCGGTGAGGCACCGTTGCGCGCGCGCCCTGGCGTGCCGGCTGGCCACGCTCACCACACCCTCGGTCGGTCCGTGTCAGGCGACAATCCGCAACACATCGTGGCAGCGTGTGCGCCGTGCAACTTGGCGGCCGGGCAGCCCGAGGTGACCGGAAAGATCGAAAAGTTCACAGCGCCTGCCCCCGGACACCCGCTGCCTCTGGCCCTTCTCTCTCCCCGGCCGGAGCTGGCCTGGCGCCCAGCCGAGCTGGCGCAGTACGAGTGGTTACGGCCGTTCCTGGTGGTTCCCGAGGACGCCGCGCCGCCGTTGTGGATGACCCCGCCGCGTGAGGAGGTGGTGGGATCGTACGGCGCTGAGGCGCTCGGCTGGATCGAGTCAGAGCTATCGATACGGTTCCGCTGGTGGCAGCGTCTGGCCGTCGTGCGCCAGCTAGAGCACCGTGCCGACGGGTCGCTGTTCTGGCGGTCGGTGGTGGAGTCGTGCCCGCGGCGAGCCGGCAAGAGCGTACGGATCCGCGGCGTGGCGTTGTGGCGGATGGACCACGCCGAGCTGATCGGCGAGGTGCAGACGGTTGTGCACTGCGGCAATGACCTGCCGATCTGCCGGGAGATCCAGCGGGGGGCGTGGCGGTGGGCTGAGGCCCGGGGCTGGACGGTTACCAGGGCGAACGGCAAGGAGGCGATCGAGGCCACCGATGGGAGCCGGTGGTTGGTTCGCTCGCAGGACGGTGTGTACGGCTGGGACGCGGGTCTGGCCGTGGTCGATGAGGCGTGGGACGTCAAACCGGACACGGTCAGCGAGGGACTGGAACCCGCGATGCTGGAGCGGCTATGGGCGCAGCTACACATGACCTCAACGGCGCACCGCAGGGCCAGGTCGACCATGAAACAGCGGATCCGAGACGCGATGATGATCGATGATGGCGAGACCCTGCTCCTGATGTGGGGAGCGCCGGCCGGATCGGACCCGGGCAGCCCGGAGGTATGGCGGGCGGCGTCACCGCACTGGTCGGAGGATCGGCGACGGATGATCGCCGCGAAGTACGCGGCGGCGCTGGCCGGCGAGACCGACCCGCAGGCCGATGATCCCGATCCGATGCAGGGATTCATGGCGCAGTACCTGAACGTGTGGCGACTCGACACGCCGCCGGAAGATCGCGGCGATGCGGTCGTGTCGGCGCAGGACTGGGCGGCGCTGGTGACCGAGGTTCCGGCCAGTCCCCCGGTCGCCGCTGCGGTGGAGTCGTGGTTCGGCGAGGGGGTGTCGCTGGCCCTGGCATGGCGGGCGGGGGGGCGGGCCGTGGTGTCGGTCGCGGGTCTGGTGGACCTATCGGAGGCCGCGGAGGCGTTGAAGGTGGCCGGGTTCGTGGGCGTGGCGACGGTCGGCGCAAGCCTGTTGGGGGATCCGTCACTGGCGGGGGTGCGGGTGCGTAAGGGCCATGGGCTGCGGACGGGGGCCGCGGTACAGGAGCTGCGCCGGCTGCTGGCCGAGGACGTGATGCGCCATGATGGGGGCGCGCACCTGACCGGCCAGGTGTTGTCAGCGCGGACGATGCCCGGTGCGGATGGGCCGCGGATGACGTCGTCCACGCCGGCTGACGCGGTGAAGGCTGCCGTGTGGGCGGTCACTGACTGCCGCTCGCGGCGTGAGCTTCCGCCGCTGGCGGTGGTGACCGTGCGGCGCTGAGATATCCTACCTACCTTACGGGTCGGATAGGATAGGTAGGGTATGCTCGCGGCGTGAGGTGGTGGCCGTGGCATAGGCGTGAGGCGCCCGCGGACTTGATCTCGATCTCCGACCCGGCGTTGGCCGAGTACTTCCGGATTGGATCCGGCAACTGGTCGGGGGTTGCGGTCGGGGAGTCGACCGCGCTCGGTTTGTCCGCTGTTTGGCGCGCGGTCAACCTGGTCAGCGGAACCGCGGCACAGCTCCCGCTGAACACGGTTCGGGTGGTCGATGGCGTGGTGACCCAGATCCCCTCAGTGTTCGATGACCCCGGCGCGGTGGTCGACATGACCCCGTTCGAATGGAAGCAGACCGTCTTCGCTCATCAGATGTTGCACGGCCGGGCCTTCCTGGTCCACATTTTCAACGCTGGCGGGGGTTTGGCCGGCATGGTGCCAGTCCACCCATCCGGCGTACAGCCGCTCCCGCTACCGCGGGACGCTTCGCAGCTTCGGGTGCCGCCGCTCCGGCAGTTCACCGTGACGCTGCTGGACGGGTCGCGTCGGGTGTACACCGATGGCGTTGACCTGACGCACTGCCCTGCGCTGTCGATGGACGGTCAGGCCGGGATCGGGCTGATTCAGGTGGCCCGTAACGCGCTGGGGATCGCGGTGGCCGGCGACCGGGCGGCCGGAAAGATGTTCTCCGACGGCGCGCTGATGTCCGGCCTGTGCACTCCGGAGGAAGGCGAGCAGTGGGGACCGGAGGACGCGAAGGCGATCAAGGCTGATCTTGACTTAAAGACTGCTGGGTGGGAGAACGCCTCCGCCATCGCGGTCATCAATCGGCGGATCAAGCTACAGAAGTGGCAGCAGACGAACGAGGAAGCGCAGTTCCTCCCGTCGCGACAGTTCCAGATCGAGGAGATCTCCCGGTTTACCGGGGTGCCGCCGCATCTGCTGATGCAGACGGAGAAGCAGACGAGCTGGGGCACCGGCGTTCAGGAGCAGAACCGAGGTCTTAGCCGGTACACGCTGTCGCACTGGACGTCTCGGCTGGAACAGCGGCTTTCGCGCCGACTGGCTCGCCCCCGGTCGGTGCGCTTCGACTACACCGAATGGAATCGGCCGACGCCGGAAGTCGAGATCGATCTACTGCTCAAACAGACCGGCCGGCCGATCCTGACCGTGAACGAGGCGCGTGCGCGGCTTGGCTACGGGCCGGTCCCCGGTGGCGATGACCTCGCGGCTCCGGTCTCGGCGTCGGGCGGGACGGAGCAGGACGACATGCAGGAGGCGCCGGTATGAGGGTCCGCGAGCTGCTGCCCGCCACGCTGCTAAACCACCACCGGCCGACTGGCCGACCCGGCGCCTGGTACGGCATTCGCAACGCCGCCGCAGACCGGGTGGTGGTCGAGCTGTACGACGTCATTGGCGACTGGGGTGTCTCCGCGGCCGAGTTCGTCCGTGACCTTCGTGACATCACCGCGCCGACCATCGAGCTGCACATCAACAGCCCCGGTGGACTGTTCTACGACGGGTTGACCATCTTCAATGGACTACGGGACCACCCTGCCCGGGTGGAGGCCATTGTGGACGGTCTGGCCGCAAGCGCCGCGTCGTTCATCCTGCAAGCCGCCGAGCACCGGACGATGAACCGGCACTCCCAACTGATGATCCACGATGCGCTGATGCTCACGCTCGGCAATGAGGTCGACCACCTGGAGTCGGCAACGCAGCTCGCTCGCGTCTCGGACAACATCGCCGCGATCTACGCCGGTCGGGCCGGCGGCGTCGTAGCCGACTGGCGGGCCGCGATGCGCGCCGAGACCTGGTACTCCGCGGTCAGTGCTGCTGAGGTAGGGCTGGCCGATGAGGCTATCGCCGACGATATCGACACAGATGATAGCGACGTTGACGACGTGGCCGGCGTCGCCCCGCGGACCCAATTGGCCACGTTGCGCGCTCGCGCCTACCTGA